TAATGGGCATGGCTGGCAAGATACCGGGGTTCAATCCGACGGTTTATGTTTGGACTACAAAGAATAAATTACGCTGGACTGATCGGGTTGAGACTGATGTTAATATACTTCCCAAGCCAGCAATCATCGAGAGATTGGACGGCTCAGAGATTGAGCTTGGAACTATTGATGTTCGTGGTGATGAAACACCATTATTAAAAGAAAGTGAGGATTAAGTGGCACTAGATACATTGAAAGACATTGAAGTAATTGGTGGTTTCAAGGTCGTTGATATGGACAAACTACGAGAGAAATACCCAGAAAAGTTTAACGAATCTGGCTCAATGGATTATAAGTGGTTTGAAAAAGATATTAGACCCAACCACTTTGTTTACGTACGTCATGACGTTAATTGTTTATCATTCACCATTCAAAACGGTCCAGTTTGCGAGAATGGCATCAATGGTTGTCAGGTTGATACTCTAATAGCAGCATCTCTTCATATGATTAAAAAACTTAATGAAAGATTTCCATGCGAAGAAAACAAGGCTGCAATTGGACATTTATCTGGAGCCATTGGGGCATTAGAGCAGAGAAAACAAAACAGAATGCGCCGCGGTGTTGAAGGTTATAACAAGGCATGACCTACATAATCGCCGAAATAGGCTCCAACTTCCATAATTATCACCACTGCATTCACAGCATTGAGCAAGCGGCCAACGTAGCTGATGCCGTGAAGTTTCAGCTCTTCGATGACAAGACCATGTACGGGTTCGAGACGGGCGATAATATTGGCAAGTTCTCAGTTGATAGAACATGGATTCCTGAGCTTCATAAATGCGCTGAAGAGAACGGCATTGATTTTATGTGTACGTTCTTTGATCCGCAGGACGCTAGGGCTTTTGGTGATTACGTGGCAGCTCATAAAGTTGCATCAAGCGACATGCTCAACATTCCGCTATTCGATGAGATCATTAATCATGACAAACCTATCTTCTTGTCAACAGGCGGTCACAGATACGAAGAAGTGCTGGCAATATGTGAATCCTTGCCCCTTGATCATATCGACTTGACTTTGATGTACTGCGAATCAAGCTACCCAGCCAACAACACCGATCTATACAAGATCAATCTTCTTCAACAAACAGGCCTGCCTGTCGGGCTCTCAGATCACTCAACAGAGATCTATTCCATCCCGATGATGGCTGTTCATTTGTTCCGGGTTCCTGTCATTGAGAAACATGCTAACTTCTGTGGCGTGACTGACAGGCCAGATGCTCCTCATGCTCTCGACTTCAAACAATTTGAGCGTATGAGTTCAGCCATCAAGGTTGTCGATGCTCACCTTAACGGCGATGAGTCGTTGTTTCACTTTACGGATATCTTAAGCCCTGAAGAGGAAGCAATGAGGACCAACCACAACAGAAGGCTGACAGCCATCAAAAATATCAAAAAGGGTGATAAAATGGTTTACGGCGATAACTACGGGTTCTACAGATACCGTGGCAATATTAATCATGTTCCGTTAGGATATGGTTACACAGAAGATATCGAGGGAACTGTATCCTTTCGCAGGTTTAAAAAAGGTGACCCTATAACATTGGAGAATGTATAATGGCTGACGGCAGCACCAAATCAACAGAATCAGCAAGAGCACATAACAATGACGCTTTGCCAGCAGTACGCTGGGGAACAATAACAAACAAGACAGGCATCACAAGTGCAGCGACAACAGTTGTTACTGTTGGGTCAAATACCAACATGGTCAGGCTATGCGTCCAGTCAGCTCCTGTATTTGTCGGCATCGGCAGCACTCAGATAGCTGCAGCGGGTTCTGGTGTTCTAATGCCTGCGGGTGTGCCTGAATATGTTGTTGTGAGCCCTGGTGATGTGATTAGCGCAATCGAGGGCGGCACTGAGTCGGGCTCTCTTTACGTGGCGGAATGTTAATATGTTTGGAATCGGAAGAATGGGCCGGGTAGCCAATCCCGCCGCAAGCGTTAACTCCAAGGCTCCCGACGAAATAGCAAACTTGCTTGCTTGGTGGGATCCTACAGACGTATCTGGAAATGACAACGATAAGGTTGCAAGTTGGGTTGATGGCCAGTCAAGTTATGATTTGATCATGACAACAGAAGGATATAAGCCAACTATTCAGCGCTCAGAGATTGGCAGCGGTGATGCCCTGAGTTTTGATAACACCAATGATTTTTTATATATCAATTCCACCACAAACATGGATTTTGATATTGATGATGCTTTCAGCTTCTTCTTTGTCTTTAAACCCAATGCGTCAAGATCAGCCCGGGTTTTCTATGCAGGCAAGGGAGCCCTTGATGTTTACGGCTGGCAATTGGTTAGCGGGGCATCAGGCAGCCGCAACAAGATGAGATTAGAGCTTGAAGACTTCACTGGTACTGAATCAATCGTTGTGGACAGTGCTGCCGACGTATGGAGTGACACGAGTGCTAGAACATTCGGGTTCACTTATAGCGGATCGGGCAGCGCTTCAGGCATCAAGATGTATGTTAACGGCTCTTTGATCTCCATGACCACAGTTACAGATGACAGCATTGACGGACTCACTAATGCCGAGATATTCAGGCTGGGCTCTTATTCAATCGCCAATCCTTGCAACGGGCTCTTTGGAGACGTGGCAGCATATACAGCGGAATTAACGTCGGCTGAAGTGGCATCTTTACATGCTTACTGGGCTGGCATTTACGGGATTTAAAATAGAACTCAAGTTCAAACCTCACTCGGAAAAACAAGAGCGGGTTATGTTCTCACGTAAGCCGATCATTATCCTTGCGTGTGGGATACAATTTGGAAAAACCCGTGTTGGTGCATGGCGAACTAAGATGTACATGCACAAGTTCACCGATCCAGAAGATACCTTCATCATCACAGCTCCAACATATAAAATCCTCCAACAAGCTACGCTCCCAGCATTCCTCAACATCATGAAGGGGCTGGGCAAAATGAATAAAGCCGATGCCTATTTCAAGATGAATAACGGCGGGACTTGCTACTTCAGGACGGCAACAGATCCCGATAGCGTTGTTGGTATAACAAATTGCCGCCACATATGGGGCGATGAAGCCGGGCTCTATCCGCTATACTTTCATGAGAACCTCCAGGCCAGGGCTGCATTTAAAAAAGCCCCGATATGCTACACAACATCTCCATATTCACTTAATTGGATTTATACGGACTACATTAGAAAGTGGCATCGCAATCCGAAGCTTGTTCCCGATGTTGAACTTATTCAGGCAAGAAGTGATGAGAACCCGTACTTTCCTAAGGAAGAGTTTGAGCGCAAGAAAAGAACAATGGATCGACGCCGCTTTAATATGGTGTTCGGCGGTGAATTCCACAAATTAGAGGGTCTTGTCTATGATATATTTGACGATAATAGTCATGTCACTGACCAGCATCGCACTTTTCTTGATGGCCGGGAGTTCTATATTTCTGGGGTTGATTGGGGCTATACACACCCAGCTGTCATTCTTACTTTCGCTGTTCACCCTCAGTGGGGCGTTTTTCTTGTGGATGAAGTATATTCAACTCACAAAACAATTGCGGATCTTGTGGAGGCAGGAAAACGAGTCAAGGCGCAATACGGCGTTGAAAAGTTCATTTGTGACCCATCGAGCCCGGCAAATATCCTCGAATTCAACAAGGCAGGACTAACAGCTTTGAAGGCTGACAATGATATCCGTTCTGGTGTCGATGCCATGTATGAGCTTATGCAGATGGGCATTTTCAAAGTCGTCAAGCACCGGGCTCCTCATTTTCTCGATGAAGTCTCAATCTATCATTATCCGCAGAATGCTAACGTCACGCCGGATAAAGACCTCAAGGATCAGCTGCCAGTTAAGCAACATGATCATGCGATGGACGCGGCGAGATATGTATGCTTAAATCTCAAGCTGACTAAGATGGGACTTAAAAGAGCTTCTATCGTTCCCGGCATGAGTGAGATAGACCACCGGGTTCATGCAGCCGATCAAGCCCTGAAAAGCAATTTAGATACTGATGTTTACGATTGGTGAGGTTGATAATGCCCTTTTATCCTTATGAATGCCACAATTGCTCTCACAGCTATGAAGTTGTAAAATCAGTGGCAGAGATTAACACAGAAGAAAAATGTCCCAAATGCAACCATGTGACGAAACGAACCATTGCGAAACAACAATCTATCGATAAAAACGCTGCCTCTGACTGGAACAGAAAAGAATTCAATCCAGGCTTAGGTGGTGCTTTTACTCCCAGAGAAGCCCGAAAAGAAGCCAAAAGAAGGGGCTTAATAGAGGTCGGCAACGAAAAGCCCGAGAAGATAGAGAAACATTACAAGCAACAGAGAGAGCAAGATGTACAACGAAGATACGATTTCTGAAAATGGCGGCGCTAGCAATAATCAGAGCTTGGAAGATCAGCAGACTGTTCGCCATGTGATGAAGCTCTTCAAAAAAGCTAAGAAATACCGCTCAAGATATGATCGCAACTGGCTGCATTATTACAAGATGTTCCGGGGCGATCAGTGGGACGGGATCAAAATGCCGAGATACCGTCAAAAAGAAATCATCAACATGATATGGCAGGCTATTCAGTCAAACCTTCCCCTTCAAACAGATGTCAGGCCCAAACTATCCTTTATCCCAGAAGAGCCATCAGATCAGCCGTTTGCTGAAGTATTAAACAAAGTCTCAGAGTTTGATTGGGAATCCAATAACTGGCTTGAGCAATTAACCAACGTAATCCTTGATGGCTATTTATACGGCACCGGCATTTCATCTCAGGGATATGATCCCGCCGCCATGATGGGAGCGGGTTCTGCTACGTATAAGTCAGAAGATCCTTTTTACTTCTATCCAGACCCCGAAGCCGAGGATGTTAACTGTAAGAAGTGTGAATATATTATCAAAGCAGAGCCCGTGGAAACTGAGCGTCTTAAACGGGCTTTTCCTGAGTTTTCCGAGGACATCAAGTCAGATATCAGAGACGTTATTAAAAGCTCAAAGACAGCCCTTAACGACTTCAAGATCAGAACCCAGGCAACAGATAGAGAAATGCCAGATATTACCTGGACTGAAGGTCAGGAAAAGGATCGAGGTCAAACGCTTCTTATCACAGCCTATATGAAGCCCTCAGATACAGAAGAGGTTGATGAAGAAACTGATGAACTGGAAGAGGACGGCAGCCCCAAGGTCAAGGTTGTTGTCAGAAAGAAGTATCCTTATGGCCGCAAGGTTGTCATAGCCTGCGGGATCAAGCTAGGTGAGACTGAGCTTCCTTTTGATCATGGCCAATTTCCATTTGCCAAATATGTAAATTACGTTCTCCCGAGGGAGTTCTATGGAGTGTCAGAGGTTGAGCAATTAGAGAGCCCGCAGCGTATTTTTAATAAGTTAATCAATGCTTCTCTCGAAATACTTAACTATATGGGCAATCCTATATGGATCACTGACACGAGTTCCGGCGTCGATCCTCACAAGCTTGTCAACCGAACCGGGCTGGTTGTTGAGAAAGAACCCAACAGCGAAGTAAGAAGAGAGGCTGGGGTTCAGCTATCTGGAACAGCTTTATCATTCATCGACAGAATGGAGCAGTGGTTTAATAACGTAGCTGGAACTCAGGACGTTACAAAAGGTCAGACCCCGGGCTCTGTAACGGCTGCATCTGCTATCGAACAATTGCAGGAAGCCGCAAGAACCCGCATAAGACAGAAGCAGCGAAATCTTGACGTTTACCTCAGAAAAGTCGGCCGTCAATATGTCGATGTCATCCTTGAGAAATACGCAGCCCCTAGAATTGTCAGGGTTACGAATAATCAAGATGATGCACAATTTTTCAAAATATCTATGTCAAAAGAGCAGGATGAAAGTGGTGAGCAAAAGGTTTCAGCTATCATCCAGCAATATAAGCAGGGAGAAGACGGGACGGTTGTCGCTGATAGTGAGTTCAAACAAATGCTCATCTCAGGTCGCTTTGATGTCCGGGTTAATACCGGCTCTAGTTTACCTTTCGCGGTAGCTGACAAAGAGCAAAAGGTGCTAGCTTTATATGACCGTCAAATTCTTGACGCTGAAGAAGTTCTTGACGCTTTGGAGTATCCAAATCGCGAAGAAATATTGGAAAGATTAAAACAGAGGGAACAAGAAGCCCTCGCAATGGCTCAACAGGGAGGGCAATAATGGAAGAGATGCCGAAGGAACAAATGGCGGAACAAGCACCAGCCGAAGGCGGCGGACAACTCGAACAAATGGTTAAGGGTGTTGTTGATTCAATGAGCACATTACTTGCCGTTTTAGATGAGGGTGGTGATCAAGTCAATCCTCAAGCCAAGCAATCAATTGAACAAGCGCAGCAATTATTCCAGGATGGCGTAGCAGCCCTTACGGGTTCTGCTCCAGCGCAACAGCCGCAAAACAAGGCTATACCCGTCCAGCAAGAAGGTATGCCAGTTGGACCGGCAGGCGTATAACTTAGAATTTATATATTAAGAGGTTTATTATGGAACAAGAGCCAACAAACGAGGAAATCCTTGAAAGCATCAAAGAGGAACCAGCTCAGGAACAGCCAGAGCAGCCGCAAGAAGAGCAGGCTGCCGAAGCCCCTGCGGGCTATTCTTTTAAGTCTGATGAGGATTTGTTTGCACATAAGCTTAAGTATAAAGCAGACGGCAAAGAGATTGAGGAAGACATTGGAACTGTTTTAAAGAGAGCAAGCCAGGGCTATCATTACGCTCAACAAATGGCTGAACTCAAAAGACAGCAGGAAGAAATCGAGACTCAAAGAAACCAGTACCAGGGGCTTGACGAATATAAAAAATTTGCAGAGTATGCAAAGCAGAATCCCGAGTGGTACAATCATTGGCAGAACGCATGGCAGAATCGAGGCACTGAACAGCTTCAATCCGAAGGTCAGACGAACCCGGCTCAAGACATTGAGGCAAGGGTCAACGCAATACTTGAGGACAAGCTTCAGAGCGTTAACGAATTCGCCAAAAGCGTAGAGGATCAGAAGAAGCAGGCAGAGCTTGAAGCTCAAGACCGGGCTCTCATGGAAGAAGTCAATAAGACTCGCGAGACTTATAAAGATATCGACTTCGACTCCACAGACCCAGAAGACGGCAAAAGCCTGGAGTATAAGGTTCTAGAATTCCAAATTCAGAACAATATTCCTACTTTTGACGCGGCATTTAAGGCTTTTTATCACGATAACCTTGTCCAACGACAAGTTATGCAGCAGAAAGAAGCCTGGCTGAAAGAGCAACAAAAGCAAGCCAAAGAGGGCATTGTTCAAGGACAATCAACCCGCAGAAGCTCATTTGATCCAAAAAATAGCTCGTATGATCAAATAACTGATCATGCTCTTAAAGAATTAGGATTTACAACATAACAGGAGTTTAGAAATGGCTTTATCAGTCGATCAACTAAACGCCATAACGGAAAAATATTACGTCAAGAAATTGCATGACAATATCTTCGACTCTAACCCGTTATTGCGTCGAATCAGAAATGGCGGATCTTACAAATCAACATCAGGCGGAACTCAAATCTATGTTCCCCTAAACTATGCTACTACTTCAGCGGCTGGTTGGTATTCAGGTGCAGACACCTTAAACACTACCGACAACGACAACATCACAGCGGCAGCCTATGACTGGAAGTCATTGTATGCTGGCGTGTCGATTACTGAAGAAGACGAACTCAAGAACGCAGGTGAAGCTGCTCAATTAAACCTTCTCAAGTCTAAAATGATGATTGCTGAGAAGACTTTGAAAGACAGCTTAGGAACCGGGCTCTTCTCTGATGGTTCAGACAGCAAGTCTATCGTTGGTTTGAGAGATATCGTTGCAGCAGATCAAACTGTTGGCGGAATCAGTCAATCAGCAAACAGTTGGTGGCAAGCTCAGGTTGATAGCAGCACAACAACTCTATCAATCAGCGCAATGAACAGCGTTTTCCAAGATTGCTCAGTAGACAGTGAAATCCCTGATTACATCGTCACTACTCGCGCAATCTACAATGCTTATTATGCGCTTCTTCAGCCGCAGCAACGCTTTGCATCTGAAGACGAAGCTAAGGGCGGGTTCTCAAGTCTTATGTTCAACGGCAAGCCTGTTGTTCATGATTCACATTGCCCAGCTAACCACATGTTCATGCTCAACTTGAGCCACTTGCACTTGTTCTATCATCCTAAGAGAAACATCTCTTTTGAGCCGTTCCAGAAGCCAATCAACCAACAGGTTAAGGTTTCCAGGTTCTTGTGGATGGGTGCTTTGGGTTCATCTAACAACAGACTTCACGGTCTATTATCTGGAATCACAGGATAAGAAAGGGGTTAATTATGAGTGTTTATAATTGCGGCCCCGTAGTATTCGCGGGCAAATCATCGACAACCAACGCTCTTGGATCTAACGATCCTGAAGTTGGTACTATCTACCGAGAAGGTGATGAAGAGTACATCTGGGTTTATAACGCTGGAAACAGCCAAATCCAGCCAAGCTACGGAGCGGTTTTGTCTGCTGTATCTGGCTACTCTGTCACTCTTTCTTCTGTTACTTCCGTCGATCTTCTTGTTGGTGTCTGCAAACATGCGACAATTGCAACAGGATACTACGGATGGTTAATGAAGAAAGGCTTTGTTGAAGTAGAAATGGAAGCAGACAACAGTTGTGCAGCAGGTCAGCTTTTAGCTCTTGCAGCCGATGGTGAGTTTGCTCTTAAGTCTAACTCAACGGGATATCCGACTCCAGCGGTTGGTAAAGCAATGGCGGCGATCGCTTCCGGAGCTTCTGGTACTGCTTACATTTCAGTTTACTAATTACTTTTATTTTGAACGTATATTAAGAGGTTTATTATGGTTAAGAAACGCGAGATTATTTGTGACTATCAGCCTTTGATTTTCAGTCCTCCGAAACCGAAAGATGACTTGTATAGGCAGGCATGTTCAAACGACGAGGCAACAATAAATCACTGGCGGGAAATTTGGCTAAATAACATTAGCGCTAACCATGAAAACCTCGGACCGTTCAAAGATAAAGGTGTTGGAAATCTGTTCGGAAAGCACAAGGGCCAGCCCGTGATCATCGCGGGCTCTGGCCCTTCTTTAAGGTTTAATGCCCATGAGCTTAAAAATAAAGATTTTATACCTCTTGTATCATGCCTTCACAACTTTCATTACCTCGAAGACAATGGTGTCCCGGCTGATTATTATGTCAGTTTGGATGCTGGGCCTGTCACCGTCGAGGAAGTGAGCGAGGGCGGGCAGAAAACCCCTGAAGAGTATTGGGAGATAACCAAAGACCGGGTTCTCATTGCGTTCATTGGTTCAGATCCTAAGTTGATTGAAAAGTGGCAAGGTGAGATCTATTGGTTTGCCGCTCCTATACCAGATCAAGAGTTCCAGGACAAGGTTGATGAGATCGAAGTTTTTCACACTAATGTCT